AATTGGTATGACTTTTTAGTTGATGGTGGTGTAGAATTTATTTGGGAAACTAAAGTAACTGATATTGATTTTGATGACCAAATTGTATCTATAGGAGCAGTAGATGAAATGTCATATGATGAACTTATTTTTGGTGTAGGTAAATCAGGTATTGACTTTGGTAAGGTATTAGCAGAAAAATATAATCTACCAACTGAACCTAAACCAGTACAAATAGGTGTTAGATTTGAAGCACCACAAAAACACTTCCAAAAACTAATTGATGTAAGCTATGATTTCAAATTGTATCGTAAATTCGAAGACAAAGGAGTATCACTACGTTCATTCTGTACTAACAACAACGCAGCTTATGTTGCCGTTGAAGAAACGTATGGAGACCATTCGTACAATGGACACGCTAAAAAAGATGAAGCATTCCGAAATGATATGACCAATTTTGGTATATTAATGGAAGTACAAGGCATTGATAAACCATTTGATTGGTCAAGAGAGTTAGTATCTAAAGTAAATGCTCATGGAACAGGGTTATATTATAGCCCTTCTCGTAAACCCTCAACAACATCAGAAGGTGTGGATGTAAGTGCACATCAAATAAATTGGATGGGACTACAAACCGTATCTGAACATTTTCAAGGATATTTTGAATACATCTCAGACTTTATTAACGACATGAAAAAAGTATTTCCAACATTAGAAGATGATTGGGGTATTTATATACCAGAAGTAAAATATTTATCCCCAGAACCCCTAGTTAACTATGAGGATTTAAGCCTAACAAAATATCCTAATATTCATTTTGTTGGAGATGCTTTATCAGCTAGAGGTATAACAGTATCAGGAGCACAAGGGACATATGTAGCAGAAAGCATATTAAAAAGCTTGGAAACCGCAGAGAGAGTTCGTATATTTAGAACATATTAATAATTAAATCAAAGTTATGGCAAAAAAAGTAGATCAAGTAAAACTTTACGAAGAAAAGGTAATTAAATATAAGGGTGCAAGGCATTACTTAATAAAAATGGAAGGTGAAGAACACTTCAAACATCACAGATGGGATAATCCAGCAATTGTTCCCCTTAGCAAGGATTCTGAATTCCAAAAAGGATATTTCTTAAATGGAATTGAATTTGATCCTGAAGAATTTAAAGAAATTATGAAAGAACGTGAAGGTTTACCTTGGTATAAAACCATGAAAGGTAGAGCAGGAGAAAATAGAAACTAATATGAGAGATCACACACTACAAGCTATGCCTTATCAAGGTGAACGTCATGAAAAAGCATGGGGTCATGAATTATGGATTATTAATAATGAACTTTATTGTGGTAAATTATTAGTATTCAAAAAAGATAAATCATTTTCAATGCATTACCATCTGTTAAAAGATGAAGCATGGTATATTTCTAAAGGAAAATTCCAATATACCTACATTGATACAGAAATAGCTGAACAAATAAATATAATAGTAAAAGAAGGTGATTGCATTCATTTACTCCCAGGACAACCCCACCAAATGTTGGCCCTTGAAGAAGGAAGTTGTATATTTGAAGTATCCACTCAACACTTTGACAATGATAGTTATAGAGTAGGAAAAGGTTCATCACAATTAGAACCTAAAAAATTACCATTTTAAATAAATAAGTTATGAAAATAGGATTATGCGGTACAATGAGTGTAGGAAAAACTACCTTAGTTAATGCCTTAGAAAGTATACCAGAATTTAATGGTTATAAATTTACAACAGAACGCTCTAAGGAATTAATGGATCAAGGTATTCCATTAAATACTGATTCAACCTTAAAGGGCCAATGCGTGTTTTTAGCTGAAAGATCAAGTGAATTAATGTATGAAAATATTATCACAGATAGAACAGTGATTGATGTTATGGCATTTTCTAATTGCTCAACATCTATGGATGCAATTGATAAAGAAGATTTTGAAACATTAGCATCTAGGTTAATTAGAGAGTATGATTATATATTTTATGTTTCACCTGAAGGGGTTAAGATTGAAAATAATGGTATTAGAGAAACAGATGCTGATTATAGGAAATCTATCGATTTTTCAATAGGTAAACTCTTAAATAGATATAGACATCGAATAAAAAATCTACACACTCTATCAGGTAGTACTGAAGAGCGTATACAACTCATTAAACAAGCAATTTCTTTGTGATATTTATAACAAAAATACACTATAATGAAAAAATCAACCCTAAGAGATTCTATTAAAGCAGAAATTATTGAAATTTTATCTGAGGAAACAGCAGAAGATATTAAAGCTAAAACAGATGCTCAATCTGAGTTAAATAAAGAACTAGAAAAAACTCAGGATTTGATGAAGGAAGATGAAGAGGAACCATCTTCTAAAGATTTAAAGGCTGGTAAAAAAGATTCTATATCTAAAATTTCCAATAAACTACAACAAACAACTAAAGAAATGAAGTCAGTTGTTAAAAAATGGAAAAATGCTGATGGTAGTGAAAAAGATAAGTTAACATCTCGTTTAAAAGAGTTAACTAAAATAAAGAAAGAACTTGAAGGCCTTCTTTAAAAATATCCAAACACTACTTATAGTAGTATTAGTTGTAGTTATTCTTTTTATGAGATCTTGTGATGGGGGTGGGGGAAGTGTTGAACCTAAAGTTATTACAAAGGTAGAAACTAAATGGGATACTATAACCATAACAAAAAATGTTTATATCCCTAAATGGAAAACTAAAATAGTTACTGAAGTTGATTCTATTTTAATAAACGTTCCAATTGATACATTAGAAGTATTAAAAGATTATTATGCTAAAAATGTTTTTGTAGATGAAATTAAATTGGATTCATTAGGTGTAGTAACCATAACTGATACAATTTATAAAAATACAGTATGGAGAAGAGCAGTTGAATCTAATATATTAATTCCAACAACAACAGTAACTAAAGAGATATATCTTAATAATAGAGAATTTTATTGGGGGTTAAATGTAGCTGGTAATAGAAACCAAATTAACTATTTAGGTGGGGGAATATTATTTAAATCAAAAAGAAAAAACATATATGGCTTAGGAGTTGGAGTTAATGAAAACTTCGAACCAATTATTTCAGCTAGCTATTATATGAAATTAGGTAAAAAATAATGGGTCAGGACTTAAAACAAGTAATAAGACAAGAATATTTAAAATGTGCTAAAGATCCAGTCCATTTTATGAAAAAGTACTGTTTTATCCAACACCCCCAAAGAGGTAGAATACAATTTAATTTATACCCATTCCAAGAAAAAACATTACATTTACTTAGAGATAATCCCTATTCAATTATATTAAAATCAAGACAATTAGGTATATCTACATTATCAGCAGGTTATTCTCTGTGGTTAATGTTATTTCATAAGGATAAAAATGTGTTGTGTATCGCGACTAAACAAGAGACAGCGCGTAACATGGTTACTAAGGTAAAATTCATGTATGACAATTTACCATCATGGTTATCCATAAAAGCAGAAGAAAACAACAAACTATCACTTAGATTAAAAAATGGATCTATAATCAAAGCAACATCAGCCTCAAGTGATGCAGGTAGATCCGAAGCAGTATCTTTACTATTAGTTGATGAGGCTGCCTTTATTGATAACATTGGTGAAATATGGGCATCAGCTCAACAAACACTAGCAACGGGTGGTGGTGCTATTGTATTAAGTACACCTTATGGTACTGGAAATTGGTTCCATAAAACTTGGGTTAATGCTGAATCAAATGAAAATCAATTTTTACCTATTAAATTACCCTGGTGGGTTCACCCTGAAAGGAACCAAGAATGGAGAGATGCACAAGATTCATTGTTAGGTGATCCTAGATTAGCAGCTCAAGAATGTGATTGTGATTTTAGCACATCAGGTGATATAGTATTTCATTCTGAATGGATTGATTTTTTACAAGAAACTACTATTCAAGACCCAGTAGAACGTAGGGGTGTTGATCAAAATCTATGGATTTGGGAAAATGCAGACTATTCAAGAGAATATATGGTAGTAGCAGATGTTGCTCGAGGAGATGGTAAAGATTTTTCAGCATGTCATGTAATGGATATAGCAACAAACACACAAGTAGCTGAATATAAAGGGCAAATGCCTCCTAAAGAATTTGGATTTTTTCTTACAGGGTTAGCTACTGAATATAATAATGCTATGCTAGTAGTAGAAAACGCTAACATAGGATGGGCTACTTTAGATGCAATTAGAGAAAGAGGATATAGAAATTTATATCAATCCCCAAAATCCGACCAACGTACAGCAGAATCATATTTAAGAGTATATGAGGGTAACTCAGAAATGGTACCTGGGTTTACTATGTCAATGAGAACAAGACCCCTATGTATTAATAAATTTAGAGAATTTGTTGGTGATAAATCAGTGACTATTCGCTCAAAACGTTTAATAGAAGAAATGAAAGTATTTGTTTGGAGGAATGGAAGACCAGAAGCTCAAACAGGCTACAATGATGACTTGGTTATGTCATTTGGGATAGGTATGTTTCTACGAGATACATCATTGAAATTCCAACAGCAAAGTTTAGATATGGCTAGGGCAGCATTGGGGAATATAAAATCAAATAAATCACCATATAGTGGTGGTTTTTCAGGTAATAAGGGTGTTAGTAATCCATATGGTATGGATGTTGGCGGTAAAAACGAAAGCATTAAATGGCTTTTATAATATATTTATAATAAAATAATAACATGGCAGATACAGGTTTATTTTCAAGATTAAGGAGATTATTCTCTACAGACGTAATTATACGTAATGCTGGAGGCAATCAACTTAAAGTCTTTGATGTTAATAAAATGCAACAATCGGGGGAAATAGAAACAAATTCTCTAGTAGATAGATTTAATAGAATATATTCTAACTCATCAACCTCCCTATGGGGCCAACAAGCTGGATACAACTATCAATATTTAAGACCTCAACTTTATGCTGAATATGATTCAATGGATACAGATGCAATTGTAGCATCTGCTTTAGATATTATAGCTGATGAATCTACTCTTAAAAATGAGTATGGAGAAGTATTAACAATCAAATCCTCAGATGAAGATATTCAAAAAATATTATACAACTTATTTTATGATGTTTTAAACATTGAATTTAACCTTTGGCCTTGGGTTAGAAACCTAGCCAAATATGGTGATTTTTTCTTAAAATTAGAAATAGCAGAAAAGTATGGAGTATATAATGTAATCCCCTATACAGCATTTCACATTGAAAGAATAGAAGGAGGAGATTTAGGTAATACTGAAAATTCTATGGATGTTAAGTTTAGATTTGATCCTGCTGGTATTGCAGCTTCAGATTATGGGTATTATAATGTTCCAAATCAAACAAACCAACCAAATGCTATTATATTTGATAATTATGAAATGGCTCATTTCCGTTTACTAACAGATATGAATTTCTTACCATATGGTAGAAGTTATATTGAACCAGCTCGTAAATTATTTAAACAATATATTTTAATGGAAGATGCTATGTTAATTCATAGGATTGTCCGCGCCCCAGAAAAACGTATTTTCTACATGAATGTTGGATCTATTCCTCCAAATGAAGTAGATGCATTTATGGAAAAAACTTTAAGTAAACTTAAGCGTACTCCTCATGTAGATGAAAAAACAGGTGAGTATAACTTAAATTATAATATGCAAAACTTATTGGAAGATTTTTACATTCCTTTAAGAGGTAATGATGCGAGTACTAAAATTGAAAGTGCAAATGGTTTACAATGGGATGGTATTCAAGATGTTGAGTATTTAAGAGATAAATTATTTGCTGCTCTTAAAGTACCTAAAGCATTTATGGGTTATGATGAAAATACAGATGGTAAAGCTACATTAGCTGCTCAAGATATTAGATTTGCTCGTACAATCGAAAGAATACAAAGAATAATAATATCAGAATTATATAAAATAGCATTAGTTCATTTATACACTCAAGGTTATAAAGATGAACAATTATCTAATTTTACATTAGATTTAACTACACCTTCAATAATCTATGATCAAGAAAGAGTAGCATTAATGAAAGAAAAGATGGATTTAGCTCAACAAATGACTGAAACTAATTTATTCCCAACTGATTATATTTATGATCATTTATTCCACCTAAGTGAAGACCAATATGATGATTATAGAGATCTAATTAGAGAAGATGCTAAACGTAAATTTAGAATTGACCAAATAGAAGCAGAAGGTAATGACCCAGTTGAAACCGGTCAATCATATGGTACACCTCATGATTTAGCCTCATTATATGGTAAAGGTAGAATGTATTCAGACCCAGGTGGAGTACCAAAACCTGATGAATATGCTAAAGATGAAAAAACAGTTTTAGGAAGACCAAAAGAAAAAGCATCTAAGAGAAATACTCAAGATGATAACTTTGGGAAAGATAGATTAGGAAGAGATGGAATGAAAAATGATTACAATAACCCATCAAAATCAGGTTTAGCTTTAGAAAATAATATTCATATTTCTAAACATCAATCTATGTTAAAATCAATTCCTACTGGGAAACGGTTAGTATTTGAGCAAGATAGCGAAAAAAGTTCACTTCTTGATGAATCAAATATCAAGGAACAATAATTTTAGTATATTTATAAAAAAATAGGTATTGATGTATATAAAACACTCAAAATTTAAAAATACTGGTATTTTATTCGAAGTAGTAGTAAGAAAAATTACTTCGGAAACCTTATCAGGCAAGGACTCCCCAGCTATTAATATTCTTAAATCTCACTTCGTCAATACTGAATTAGGGAAAGAGTATAAATTGTATGAAACCTTATTTAATTCAAAAGGGTTAAATTCTCTTAAAGCAACTGCTGTGTTAGATACAGTTTTAGAGCAATCTAAAAAATTAAACAGAACTGCAATTAGAAAAGAAAAATATAGTTTAATAAAAGCATTAAAAGAGCACTATAATGTAGAAGGTTTATTTAAAACCAAACTTAATGATTATAAGGCACAAGCTTCTTTTTATACCTTAATTGAAACTTACAATACTAAAAAATTAATAGACCCTAATCAAATAGTTGATAATAAAGTAACATTATTAGAGTACTTAACATCAAAATCAGTAGATAGAGATAATGTAAAAGAAAATGTAATCGAAGAATTTAAATCTCAAGATGCAGACATTCGTACTTTAACATATCATATTATGTTAGAAAACTTTAATAATAAATATTCTTCATTAAACAAAAGACAAAAACATATTCTTAAAGAATTTATTGAATCAGTAGATAATACCCCATCATTAAAAGAATTTTATAATAAAGAAGTTAATTTTATCAAAGAAGAAATTACTAAGCAACTAAAAGTTGTTTCAAGTGAAGTGATTAAAATTAAATTAAATGAGGTATATTCATTAATTAAAGAATTAAATAAAAGAACAGTTATTAATAGTAAGCATTTAGTTGATTTGTTGCAATACCATTCATTATTAGAAGAATTAAAAAAATCAAATGGGGTACAAATATAAACTAAAAGAAGTTGAAGTAGGTGATAAAGAAGTTCGTGATGGATTTCTATCTACAGTAACTGATATAGACTCAGAAACAGGTGCTATAACTTGGGATATTTTACAAATACCTAATTTAGATAAATTATTAGATGAATCAGATGATTTAGTTAAAACCGCTAAAGGAGTTTATGTTAAAGCTAAAGATGATAAAAAATTTCTAGAAATATATGAAGATTCTAGAAAATTAAGAAATACTATACGAACTCATATTCGAAACAACTACCCAGAAGAATACAAAAAATCAAGGGGAGTTAATGAAACTGATTTAGATGAAATGTCTACAACAGGTGGGGGAGCAGGTGCTGCTTCATTTACAGGTGGTACAGGGATGCAATATGCAACCCCATATGCATTTAAAAAACCAAAAAATAAAAAGAAAAAATCCGTACAAGAAGGAATAGGTGC